GGATCACCCTAACAAGATACTCTATAATCCCCGCTCCGCTGGCCCCTTAGCTCAGTGGTTAGAGCAGGCGACTCATAATCGCTTGGTCGCTGGTTCAAACCCAGCAGGGGCCACCAAATTTAGTGATTAAAATCATACATTTAAGCCGCTTTTCGAGCGGCTTTTTTTGTAGCCAAAAAACTGATTGGCAGCAAAATGGCAGCAGATTTTTTCCCTTTTTTCTCCTGTTGCCCTGCTCTTCATGTTTGACGGCTATTTTCTCGCTCGTTCACACAGCCTCTGAAGGTGATCACATGGAAGAAATGCACTTCGTCTATATCAATGCAAAGGGGCAAGTAAGCGCCCAATCGATTTGTAATGTCAGCCACAGCGCCGAGCATGTGCAAGGCATCTGCAACGTCATCAAACAATTAAGAACCTTTCGCAAAGACAGAGTAATTAAACTTGTTGAAACAGCGGACGCTGCTTCGGAGTTTTTATTGACGGTGAAGGAGAGTGATTACTCTCATATTCAATTGAGCAAGCCCAAAGCTCAAAAGATAACTTTTGATGTTTGCTTCACTGGTTTTAAAAAAGCGGATAAAGATCGATTAATTGAGTGCGCAAATGCCAACGGCATGACAGTTAGAAGTTCGGTTACACAGAATCTTCAATTACTTTGCTGCGGATATAATGCCGGACCAACGAAAGTAACGGCAGCCCGTATGAAAGGTGTTGTAATACTTGATGAAAATCAATTCGCGGATTTTGTGAAAACAGGTGAAATTCCAGAAGTGTAATAGCCCACCTAAGCAGGCTATTTAATATTGGCAGCGATCATAACCACAGTGGTTGCTGCTGATTTCTTCCCGGATGCGGCGGCACAGGTTTGACGCTACCCGGTTTCATAATGATTTCAGAAACCGTTTCATGAGATTTAAACGTACAACTACAATTAATGTTCTGGCACTGGTTATATCGTTCTTTGGTTGTTGCTGATACCTGAAAGCTGCTGCGGGTATGTGCGGCGTTCCCGCACAAAGGGCAATTCATCATAATGTCTTCTCCAGAACCCAATTGAGATAAATATTACTCAATTTAACCATTTTGAGATAGTACTATTCCATTTCAAGTGAATCTATTTTCACTTCAAGTTCAATGCTGGTCGTGTAGCCACTCTCCGCGCTCAGGCTGTGCGTAAGAGTCGTGATAATCCATTCTCCCGCATCAATCGGTTGTTTAAACCCGCTTACCTTCACCGGCATTTCCGTGTAGAGATCCGAACGGCCACGCGCCAGCTGAATAGAGAACGTCGCAACACCGCGTTGCAGCCGCTCCCACTGCATTTTGGCAGCGCGCTCGGCGTTGGCCCGGTTCGCATAGGTGCGGCTCAGTACCAGCACGTTTTCATCCGTGCCGATCAGGTAGTCGCCCTGCTTCGCCTCCGGCTCCTTCTTCTGCGCAGCAGGCTTGCGGCGTTTACGCTTCACCGTGGTTTCCGGCTTTTTGTCCGGCTCGCGGGTGTGCAGCCAGCTCGCGATCACGCCGGTGTAGGCGTCACGGTCAGCCAGCGTAAAGCGGTGGCCGTCGCCGTCTTTGCGCACGAGGGTGATGGCGGGCAGCACTTTGCCGCTCGCCGTTTTGCCCTGCCCCTGCCGGATAAACAGCAGGTTGCCGTTCTTGATGCAGGCCACCGCGCCGCACTGTTTCGCCAGCCGCATCAGGAAGCTGGCGTCTGACTCGTTGGTCTGGTCGATATGGTCGAGTGCCATCTTCGCCACGTCGTCGCCTATCGCCGTTTTGAGCTTGTGCCGCCCGGCAATCTCTTTCACCACCTCGCCCACGCTGGTCTGATGCCATGACTTTTCGCGCTTCGTGTTCAGCGTCTGGCGGAAGTCCGCGCTGCGGGCGCGCAGAGTCAGCCGGTCCGGCGTGCCGCTGTGCTCGATTTCGTCCACGGTGTAGGTGCCTTTCGGGAAAAGCGCCTCCCCTTTCCAGCCGAGCGCCAGCGACAGCTCAACGCCCCGGCGCGGCATCAGCAGCTGCCCGTCCGCGTCGTCCAGCTCAATGTCCAGCTGGTCCGCCTCAAAGCCGCGGTTATCGGTGAGCGTCAGGCTGATGAGCCGCTGCTCAATTTTCTGCGTCACGTCCACACCGGCGAGCGTCAGACGAAAGGCGGGCGCGTTCGCCTGCCCGTTAATCCAGCTGCCCGCCATCATGAGAACAGCCCGCCCACTGCGGCGCCCACTTTACCGGCGGCGTCGGTGGCCGCGCCCTGCATGGCCGACAGCTGATCGCTGAGGCTGCCGAACATCTCACCCAGCGATTCGTCGGTGCGCTTCAGCGTCAGCGTGAACTCTATACGGCGGCAAACGCCGTTGCTGAAAAACTCAGCCTTGGTCTGGCTCAGGCTCTCGATCACGAACATGCCGTAAATCGTGCCGCTGCCCTCAATCAGCGGCCAGGCGCGGCCCAGCTCGGCAATCTGCTCCAGCGCGAACAGCGACAGTCTGCCGCCGGTGATTTCCGGCAGCAGCACGCCAGACAGCGTAATGGTGTCGTTATCCGGGCCGAGGAACTGCAACGCGGGCCGCACGCCCATGCGGCTGTTCGACGGGAAGCGCCAGCTGCGCTGAAGCTGCAGCTCCTGATACGGCACGGTTTTAAGCATGAAAACAAACAGGCCCAGCGTCATCATCATGATTCAAATCCTCCACGGTCTCGGTAACTGCTGCGGGCGCGGGACTGCGCCTGCCGCTCTTTCGCCTCCAGCCTGCGCATCACCTCGTCCACCACGTCCTGCGTGCTCTGGCCCGGCTGCTGCACGATGGTGATCGGCGCGTGAATGCTCACGGGCGCGATAGTTGCTGCGGACTGCTGGCGCGGCGCGTCCTGCCGGTAGCTCTGCGCGGGCAGGCTCAGCGGGTGCAGCGGCTTCGCCTCCGCCGTTCCGGCGGCCATGCCAAGCGTCATTGCCGCCATGGCCGCCAGCTGCGCGGTGCGTTTCCGGCTGGTCACGCTCACCGGCCCGCCGACGATTTCCGGCCCGTTTTCACCCACGACGCCAAACTGGCCCGCCGGGATGTTGCCGCCGGTGTCGTACATGCCCGCAAACGCCGGGAAGCCGCCCGCTGGCAACTTAACCCCGCCACCGCTGACGCTGGCTGCCTGCGGTGCCTGCGGCAGCTTCGTGTTAGCCGACGCCTTGCTGACGAGGCCGAACTTATCCAGCAGCTCGCCGATCCCGGCCTTCAGCGTGTCCAGCGGATGCATCACAATGTTCAGCCCGTCGGCCAGCGCCTGCCCGAATGCTTTACCCTTCGCGGCGGCGCTGTCCAGCTCGGCCGCCGTGGACTGCACCGGCGTAAGCAGGTCTTTAAACCAGCCGAACAGCGCCTGCACTTTGTCGCCTATCCACTGGAATACCGGCTGCAGCGGTGAAAACGCCTCGCTGATGGGACCGGCGGCGGCCCGGAAACCGTCCACCACGCCGCCTAAATACGCTTTAATCGGCGCCCAGTATTTCCAGATAACCAGCGCCACACCGGCGAGCGCCGCCACGGCCAGCCCGACGGGACTCAGCAGCGCGCCGAGCGCCCATATCACGCCCGTCAGCACCGTGCGCAGCAGCGCCAGCGGTGACTTCACCAGCCACATCAGCGCGCCACCGGCACCGCGCACTGAGGCAGCCAGCGGCGCAAGGGCGGCACCGGCCAGCCCGCGCACCTGTGCGCCCAGCGCCCGCACACCGGCCATCGGGTTACGGAATGAGGCAACCAGCGTCTGCCCGGCGTCCTGCGCCTTCTCTTTGATTTTCTCCAGCGCGCCCTCACGGAAGGCGTTCAGGATGCCGCCGCCATCGTCCTCATCGTCACCGCCGCGCAGGGACGCCAGCGCGTCGCGGATTTTCTCCAGCCAGTTCACCGACTCCCCGGCCTCGCTGCCGCTGAACAGTGAGAACAGCTTTTTGATGCCGTCGCCGGACGACGCCAGTCCGGGGGCAAGTTTTGAGAATGCCTTTCCTAACCCACCCAGCAGCGGTGAGAGCTTCGCCAGCCCTTTCAGGCCGAGCATGCTTAACCCGAAGCGCAGCATCAGGATCGGCCCCAGCACGGCGGCCATGCCCACGGCGAGTGTGCCGAGCGCCAGCGTCACCGTTGCCACCACGGCGGCGATTTTCATCAGCCTGCCGACCAGCTCCGGGTTGGACTCCACCCAGCGGCGCATGGTGCCGGTGACGCGCTTCACCGCGTCCATGATTTCCATCAGCGGCGCGCGCAGGGTGTCGCCGAGGCTGCTCAGCGTGTTGGCCGCGCCGGTTTTCACCAGCAGCCACTGCGCGGACAGGGAATCCTTGTTGATGTCCGATTCTTTCTGCATGGAGCCGCTGGCCGCGTTGCCCTGCGTCAGCTGCAGTTGGCGACGCAGCTCCGGCATGTTGTTAGCGAGCTTCGCCGCGTCCTTGCCGAACTCCTTGCCAAACACCATGGTCATTGCGGTCAGGCGCTTGTCAGCGGGCAGGTTGTTCACCTTCTCCAGCACGCGCTGGATGGTGCCCATGGCGTCCGTGGTCATCTGCTTTTCAATGGCTTTCGGATCGAGCTTCAGCAGCTCCATGCCGCCCATAAACGTCCTGCCCTGCATGGTGGCGACGGAGAGTTCGCGCACCATGGCGTTCGCCGCGCTGGCGGCGGTTTCCGACGTTGCGCCGAGGCTCAGGAACGTGGAGCCGAGCGCCGCCGCCTTGCGGTAGTCCAGCCTGTCCGCTACGCCGCCCATTCGCTGCAAGACGTCGATAATGTCCGATCCCTTGGACATCGCGTTGTCGTCCAGGTAGTTCAGCGCGTCGCCCAGCTGCTCGATGTTGCGGGTAGGGATTTTGTAGAGCTGCGCAATCTTGCCCAGCCCCTCGGCCAGATCACCGGCGGGCAGCTCAAACGCGGTGGACGCCTTCGCCGCCGTGGTGGCAAACGCCAGCAGGTCTCGCTTCTGGTCCTCGTAGGAATCGTTCTGGTTGGTCACGCCCATGCGCGCGCCGCCCTCGACCAGCGCGGCGTAGTCAATCGCGCCATTGTCCATCGGCAGCTGCTCGCTGGCGGCCTTGATGGCGGCCTGCATGTCGTAGAACTGCGCCGTGCGGTTGCCGTCGTTATCGCGCAGGCCGTTAACCTGCTTCGCCACGCCTTTCATCGCGTCTTCCATGCCCGCCGAGGATTTTACGGCGGCCAGCACCGGCGCACCCATCGCCAGCCCGGCCACGGTGGTCGCCGCACCGGCCCCGGCAATTTTATCGCGCACCTCAAGCGATCGGGCGTGGCGCTCCCGCAGCGCGTTGATTTTGGCCTGCTGCTCGCCGAGCCGCTTCAGCGACTTCTGCTGGCGGTCAATCGCCGCGCGCGCGTCGTCCGCGCGCCCTTTCAGGTCGCGCTGTGCCTGGCTAAGTTTTTTGGTATCAATGCCGGATTCGGTAAGTGCGGCGCGCTGGCGCTGCACCGAACCCAGCAGGCCGTTATAGCTCTGCTGCAGCTCGCGCACGCGGTTCTTAGCCTGCTCCAGCACCCTCGCCTGCGCGGCGGTGGGCCGGTTAGTGGCGCTGAACTGTGTTGCAAGCTTCGCCGCCTCTTCGCGCGCGCCCTTCAGGTTATTGGCGGTGATGGCAAGCTGCGAGCGGGCTTTACGGAAGCCGTCAATACGCGCGGCCTGCGCGTCCAAGTCCTTCAGGCTGGCGCGTGCGGTGCGCAGGGAATCGGCCAGCTCGCGGGTGCTGGCCTTTGCAGAACGGAAGGGGCGGGTCAGTTTGTCTACCGCGTTAAGAACAACCTGCAGGCGCAAGTCTTTATCACTCATCGCTGGTCCCGTGGCGCATTATCGCCTTATGCCGCCACTGCAGTACCTCGGTCAGCGTCATGAACTCGGTAACGGACGGCGGCCAGTGAAAGACGGTGGCAATGTCCGCCACCAGATCGTCTACCGTCAGGCCGTCGCTAAATCCGACAGCACCGACTTCTTCAGTAAAAAAGTGACCACCTCCACCGACAGGCTCACCAGATCGGCGGGGTCCATCTCGGTGATTTCTTGCGTGGTCAGCGCCGGGGTGGTGACGCGCGGCAGCACGGTGATCATCGCGTTCACGTCCATGTCCATCAGCGCCTGCAGGCGCGTACCGCGCAGCGCGCCGGACTGCGGCTTGCGCACGACAACGCTTTTGATTTCGGTCTTGCCGCGCAGGATCGGGGTGTCCAGCTCAACGGTTTTTTCGGTGGTTTTGTCGGTCATGTTGATGTCTCGCTAAAAGGGTAAAAGGCGGCAGGGTTTGCCCTGCCGGATTAATTACAGGCCGAGTGCGTTACGGTGCGCCTCCATCAGGTCCGTGCCATCCACGATGTGAACCATGTTCACCAGGTCAATCTCGTAGAGCACTTCGCCGTTGATGGTCAGCTTGGCGTAGCTGTTGGTGCCGGACACCTTGGTGGTGCTGGATTCGCCGGTCTTCCACTCGCCGGAGTCCAGCTCCTTGTGACGTCCACGCACGACCAGCTCCACCGCCTGAACTTCGCCGGTGTCGTCGCGCTGAATGGAGCCGGTAAAACGCAGTTGCACGCCGTCCACAGTAAGGGTGCCCATCTGCTTGAACAGCTTCGCCTCAACGCCGCCGCAGGTGAATTCAGTATCCAGCGCGCCGTCATCCAGGCCCATGTCGATGTCCACCGCACCGGCCATGCCGCCGCCGCGATACTTTTCGAACTTGCGGGTGACTTTTGGCAGCGTCACGGACTCGATCAGCCCCTGCCAGTTGTCGCCTGCGTTGAACAGGTTGAGGTGCTTGAGCTTGCGGGGTAATGCCATGATTCAGTCTCCTTATGCGCTGACGCGGCTGGCGAAATCGACCAGGTACTGATCGGTGATGCGCTGGCGCAGCAGCAGGTTTTCCAGCGGCGGCACCGGCGTGTAGTCGTAGTCGATCAGCAGCTTGCCCGCCTTGAGCGTGTCCTTGTCGTTCACGCTCTCGTCCAGCCAGCAGTCCGCGCCGATGAGATAGCCCTGACTCACGAGGCTACGCAGCTTGGCGCGAATGCCCTCGATAATGTCGCGGGCCAGCGACGGATTCAGCGCGCCGTCCACCGCCCACATGTGCGCCTCGGCCATCGTGTCGGCCAGCACCTGCGCCGTGCGGGTGTAGCACTCAAACGCAAACAGCGGGTCATCGCTCAGGCAGCGCGAGCCCCAGAAGCGGAAGCCGTCTTTACGAATAAGCGTGGTGATGTCGTTCTGGTTCAGCAGGCCGGAGTCGGTGGCCGGATCCTGCAAATCCCAGAACACGTCTTTGGAAATGCCGGTAACGCCGTTCACGCCGACGTTCGACAGGGATTTATGCCAGCCGGTTTGCTCGTCGATTTTGGCGCGCAGGCCCAGCGCGCGGGCGGTGGCGAAGGCCGTCGCATCTGCCTTCAGCACGGTGTCGAAGTTGATGAAGTCCGGCCAGATGAGCATGCCCTCGCGCTGGCTGAAGTTCGCGCGGTAGGCAATCGCCTCTTCCACGCTCTGACAGCCGTACGCCGACAGGTAGGCAAAGCCGCGCAGGCTCTGCGCCACGCTCAGCAGCTCGGTTGCCACCGCCTGCGTATCGTGACCGGGCACGCCGAGAATGCGGGGCTTCACTCCGCACACCGCCTGCGCGGCCAGCAGCGCCTTCATGCCGGTGCGCTGGCCGTTACTCACGCCGCCGATGATATTGGCGGTGGTTTCAGCTTCGGTTTCGCCCTGCGGCACGCGCACCACGACGGTGACGGGTTTCGCCTGGTCGGCAATGGCGTCGAGCGAGCGCGCCAGCGTGCCGGATTCGCCCGCCTTACCGCTCGCGGTGAGTACGTCGGTCAGCAGTACCGGACGGTTAAGCGGGAACGTGGCTGCGTCGGCGTCGTCGCCGGTGCAGACCAGGCCGACAATCGCCGTGCTGACGGTGGTGATGGTTCGGGTGCCCTCGCTGATTTCCTCAACGCGCACGCCGTGGTGATAATCCTGAGACATGTAGCCATTCTCCAACTGATTCATTTCATTTTTATTTTGAGGAGAAGTTGCTGAATAAGCTGCTAGAAAAGCTTGTGTCAGAGGCTATACAATTTGTATTTCGATCAAGGAGAATAAAAATGTCGACCATTGAAGTTTTGGGATCTATAAGCGCTATAGCGGCATGGATGTCAGGCATGGGTATACAAATGTCAACTAGCGAGCTTTGGACTGCCATTGGTGCTATTGGAGCATGGGTTTCAGGAGTTGGAACACTTATAACTGCCGTAGTAGCTCTAGTAATCGCTAGATCTCAAGGGGAAAGCCAAAAAGATATTAACTATAAAAGTTGGTTTGACAATACGTTCACTCTTCTTCTTGAACAACACAATTCGGAGCTAAAAATAATTAGAGAGTATATAAAAACGCAACCTGATTTATTGGATCTGGCACGATCAATAAACGGAGAAGGAAAAGATATTACAGCTCGGGAAGCATGCAAATTTCTTAGGCAAGATCCAGTTATGTCTTCGTATTTTAGAATACTTTATCAACTATTAAAATTCATAGCTGAAAAACACAGGCCTTTTAATGGTGATAAAACAAACATAATAAACCAACAAAAATTTTATTCTAGCATAGTACGATCTTATATAGAAAAAGATATAATCGGCCTAATTGCCTGCAACTGTTTGATGGTATCAAAGTTCATATTAAACGACCTTCAAAAAAGAGAAAGCAATCAATATAAAAAGTATAGAGATTTATTAGTGACATTTTCTTTCTTAGAACACAACAAAATACAAACCCTTTCTAAAAAGGACGCTCAAAGATTCATGGGATATTTAACTTTGTATCACGAAGAAAAACACCATGATTTTTATAAAGAAATGAATGTAAGAGATGCTATTTTAACGCTATATAAAAATGATGCATTTGGTGACAATGACACTTTGAAAAGCTATGAAAAACTTAATCATAGAGGCCCAGCAACAAAAGGGGGAGGTTATTATACAAATATCGTCATAGACTCTGATTTGAAAAAGATGGAATCTGATCTTTTAGCTCAAGGGTTTTAAATTAATGAGAGTGTTGTTTTTAATTCAATGCACATTAAATTCATTGAGAGTTGCACTCTCGAAATTCAACGTCATGATTCTGCGAGTAATTTCATTATTCTATTACAATTATAAATTAGGCAGAAAAATGTCATCGACGTATTTGCCACCTCAGACAATATTCAAGGCCCCTATAGGGCCTGTATCTTAAACTGGCTTTCTCGGCCAGCTGATATTTTCCGCGGCTGAAACGTTAATCAAATTGAGCTGGTCAATATAGTCCAGCCAAGTATTTAGAGTCTGTTTTTCGCTATCCAGCAGCGATCTGCCAATCATCACCTTGGTCTGCAAAAGTGATATTTTCTGCGTGGCCTCATCAGTCAGAGTCTGACGCTGCCGCTCTGCATTTGCAGTGTCCTGCGCCTGCTGCTGCGCTTTTGCAGCATCACTCATAAACCACGCTTTGTTGCCTTCATCCCATTCACATAGTGCGCTAGGTCGTGGTGTGGAAATGACAAACCTGTCTTTATCAACGTATACCCGGCTCGCGCTGTTAATTGCACTGTAAAAGTCCTGATACTGTTCCATTGTGATTTCGCGGACATCTGCGGGAATATCATCTACCGCCGCATTGTCTTCAAAGGCCTCGTCATAAAAGGCCTGCGTAGTTTCAGAAAATCGCATCGTTAATACCCCAGCGCAATATAAGAACCTGTCATGGTGGTGTTCGGGCTTCGGCACTGAAAACCAAATGAGCCGGAAGTCCTGCTCTTACCAAATGCCCAGGCCATTTCCTGCTGACCGGCTCCACCGACGTCGGACGATCCGCCGGTAATCACCTGAAGGACATTGTTTGGGAATGCAACCGGCCAAGTGACGGTGGCTGTCGGGCTTTCGTAAACACCGTTTGTGCCGGAGCCTCCCGTTACGCTCGTAAAGGTTCCCCACTGAAGGTAAAGCACCTTTTTGGCACCCGCGATAATCATCGGGATTTTGATGTAACCTGACTCACCGAGAACGCCGCCACTTGCGCCTGCGAGCGCTGGCTCGGTCAGTCCCAGCACCGCAAGGGCATCAGGGACTTTACCTGCATCAGCCAGTTCCTTAAGGGCGCTGGCAATCTTCAGGTATTGCGTATGTGGGTTGGCATCGTCTACGTGCTGTTTCAACGCGTCACCGCTGTATTTCTTAGCCTGCTCAAGCTGGTTATCAGCGTACTCTTTCACCTCCGTCTGCAATTGTTCCGCATATTCCTTTGCCTGCTTTTGCAAATTATCGGCGTACTGCTTCGCCACGATCACGCCGTCATCCACATACTTACGCGTTGCCAGTACCACCGACGGGTCGATTTTCAGCGTTACCGCGCTGGTGCTGTTCACGATGATAATCATGCGCACTGTCTGCGTGCGCCCGCTGCCCTCGGCGAGCTGCGGCTTGTAGGTTTCGGCGCAGTTAGCCACGGCAATCATCACGCCATCGCCATCGAACAAACCGATTTCACGGATCCAGAAACCGCCCTCACCCTCCGGGATAATCTGCTCGGCAATAATCTGGCTGCCGTTGGCTGCGTCAATCGTCAGTGAGTTGAGCGACGCGCGGCGCTTCTCGCCGATGAGTTTCGTCTGTGCCGGATCGGGCGTAGGCAGCGTGCCGCCACCGTCGCCCACGGCCAGCTGCGTGATGTTCACTTTGGTGCCGAGCGCGGCAGCGTTGGCAAGCTTAGCCGCGCCCTGATTGGTCAGCAGGGCAAAATATTTTGTCGTCATGCGCTCACTTCCGTCAGGTCGATAAGATGCACCGTCGCGCCGGAATACACCGGCCCGCCGACGCTGATTAGTTCAGGGGTATAGGGATAAACGGTCAGCTCGTCGCCGCTATAGCTGGCAACGGCCACCGGCACCGTGCCGTTTGCGTCCAGGGTAATCGACAGCCCGATGAGATGGCGGCTGCACGGCTTGGCGTCGGCAATCACGCGCTCCAGCTCGTGATACATTTCCTCGGTGATGCCGGTATCCAGCACCCCCACGTCCAGCCGGAACGTGCCCGGCACGTCGTTGGTTTTCCACCACTCAATCACGCGGATGAGATAGCCCAGCGGCTCCACCACGCGCCGGATCGCGCTGACGGTGCCCTTGTGCTGATGGATATAAAACGCGTCCTTCACCACCTTGCGCTTCACGCTTTCCGCCCAGCTCTCGTCCCAGCGGTCCACCGAAAACGCCCAGGCAAGATAGGGCAGAAAATTCACCGGACAGGTGTCAGGGTTCCACAGGTCGCGCAGCGGCACGTTCAGCCCGGAAATGCCGCTGCACGCCTGCGCCAGACGGCGCTCCAGCGCGGATGAGCCGGGCGGCAGCAGGCTGTTACTCATGCCAGCACCTCGTCGTCCGCCACTCTGATGTCCGTTCCGGTGCAGTTGCCCGCCTGCGTGCGGTCCATGATGATGTCTTCTGCCGGTTCGGTGATTTCCACCCAGTCCACACCGGCCACGCGCAGCACCGCGCCGTACGACTCGCGGCGCACGCTGCGCCCCAGCTTTTTCTGTTCGATAAGGTAGGCGGCAAGCCGCGCGTTTGCCGCTTCCAGACAGGGCGCGGCGGCCACGCCGTCAAACAGGTGCAGCTTTGCCTGCACGCGGTAGTCGTTGATGGTTGCAGCCTGCACCGTCACGCGGTCCGCCACCGGGCGCACGCTCTCGCTGTTCAGTGCTGTGTCCACTGTACTCAGTAAATCTGCGGCTGCTGTGCCGTTGCCTTCCCGGCTCAGCACGGTGACAAGCACCGTCGCCGGTGACGGGCTGATGGCGGACACGTCCTGCACCCGTCCGTCCGCGCTACGGGCATGAAACTCATAAGCCGCCGTCGGACCGGCAACCGATAAGCCCTCAAACGCTTCTGGCACCCGCACGCGCAGCGCGTCGTCCGACTCCATTACCGCCTCAACCGGCGGCACGGCGTCCGGATTGGCCGGGGTGATGGTTAGCCGCTGCACGTTACTGCGCGCGGCCAGCTGGTCGAGGTCGCTGCCGAGCGCGTAAGCCACCATGACGGCCTGTGCCGCCTCGTTGATGCGCTGGCGCAGCAGGATTTCGCGGTAAACGCTTTCCTGTAAGCACTTCACAATCGGATCGGACTCCAGCGCCAGCACGCGGCGCATGGCGGCCTGTTCATCCTCCGGATAGAGCGCAATCAGCGCTTCCTTACGTTCGGTCAGCAGCGTTTCAAAGTCCGGCACCTCGATCACTTCCGGTGCGGGCAGCTGCGAAAGGTCAATTACTGCCACTGTTCACCCCCGTAGGCACTGACATTGCGAGCGGAGAGCCGTCGGCGCGCTGGCCGGTCAGCTCAACCACCATGGAGCCATCAAAGGCGCTGGTTATGCCTAAAGAACTGAGGCGGATACGTGGCTCCCAGCGGCTCAGCGCCGTGTACGCCGCCGCCATCACCTGAAGGCGCACCACGTCGTTCTGCGGCTGGTCAATCAGCACCGACAGCAGCGAGCCGTATTCACGACGCCCGATGCGGCTGCCTTCAGGGGTGATCAGAATGTCGCGCACACTCTGGCGGATGTGCTCGGTGTCGGTGATGGCTTCACCGGTGTCGCGGTTCATGCCGAGATACATCATTGCGGGCCTCCGGACGTGTCGCCGCCGGACTTCACGCCGCCGTGTCTGTGCTTATCAACCACCACGTCGTTTGAGCTCATATCGCCGCCGCCCTGCGTCACCGCACCGTTCATCACGGTCTGGCTGTTAATCAGCGTCTGGCTGGCGTCAACGCCCAGCTTGTCGGTGATCAGCTGAATGCCGTCTGCGGCCTCAATGCGCACGCTTTTGATGTTCTTAATCAGAAGCTGGCCGGTGTCCGGTTCGTACTGGAACCAGCCGCCGTCCTTGAACACGGTGGTGCTGCCGTTCTCTGAATAATCAGGCGGCGGGGAGGCGTCGGAATAAATGGCCGGCAGCGCGAAGGCAGTTTCGAGATTGCCGCCGAGGCTCAGCAGCACAACCTGCTCGCCGATGGAGGGTTGCCACCACGTGCGAGTATTACCGGCGCGTAAGGTAAGCCAGTTAATCCAGTTGGTTTCAAGGTCGCCCGTTTTCACCCGGCAAAGCCATTTTTCCGGGTCCACATCGGACACTATGCCGGTGCGGATCAGGTTGGTGATAAGGCGCATGATTTCGGTGAGTTGAGCATTCATAGATATAGCTTGATCTATTTAAAACATTTTTATAAACAAATATGATTGTTTGAGCATTCACACAAAGACATGGAGTTCATTTTGAATAGTATTGGTTTTCTTAGCGTATTAAACACAAGTTTCTTCACCGCACTTATTCCATACCTATTGAGTGCAATAGCATTATTGTATAAATGGTTGCACAAGAAACCAGACAATGATGGTGGTTATTTTTCTAAGGCGGGTGTTAAGCCTTACGAGTTGAAACTGAGCTTTACAAGGTTCGATTTTTGGAAAACTAATGCATTGGATAAAAAACATAAAACTCTTTATTACATCATTATTTTAATCTTATTTCTTACAATAGGAGGATGTGCATACTTAGGCGCTGATACTATAAAAAAACAACCAGATAATAACGCCGCATTAGTCCTGATCAAAACAAAAGAAAAGTTCCTCTTAAGTTATGACGAAGCAGTGAATTTTCCCGGTGAAAAAAACTGGAAATTAACAACTGATGATTGCTATTCTGATTTATACGACAACCTTGCAGCAGAAAGAAAAATATCCTCTTATTTAGTCCATTCCATTTGCAGTAGAATTGGATTGCGTGATGAAAAAGATGGAATCGAAAAAAGGATAAAAGCCACACATACAAACAAACAAATATCATTATTCATTTGCTTTTCATTTATATTATTTATGCTCTATGTTCTTGTTGGATTACTAACTGACATTAACATTCACAATAAAGTATCGCGATACAAAATGAATTGATTTTATTTGTTGTTAAAATGAGCATGACAACAATTAGCCCTCAAGCCAGCGCAGCAGCGTTTCCTGTATCAAATTCTCCACTTCGCTGCTGATCCCCAGCAGCGGTCGCTCCGCATACTTAACTACAGTGCCGCGCCGGTTTACCCGATCCCGTAGGCCATAATGATGGACGCGAACCAGCTTCTGCACGCCGGGCACAAACGCAATTTCTGCCATATCTGCGTTTGCCTGCGCTTTGAGGTACTTCGCCGTTTTCAGCTTCGCAAACATCTTGCGGCGAATACGGCCCGGCTTGGTTCGCGCAGTGACGCGTCGCGGTTCCCATGCCGTGCCGTCCGGGCTGCGCTGCAGCGTGATGTTGCCCTGCTGAATGCGCCGCACGTCGCGCGCCACTTCGCGCAGCATCTTTGTTCTGGCCGCCGGTTCGAGCTGCGACAGTAGCGCACCCAGCCACTCCTCAACATCATGCAGTTCAGCCATGGCGCACCGTCCAGCCCTCTTCGCTATCGTCCGGCGCTTCCGGCTCCGGTACTGCTTCAACCGACATTACGCCATCTACCTCTTTCACGATCACGCGCTCAGTAAGCTTGAGATTCATGCTGATGTCGCAACGATCGTTGCCGAGAATATCCGCCTCAAAGGTGAAAAGCCGCTCACGCTCGGTGGCATTCTGCAGGGCATCCGGCTGATTGACGCCGAGCCAGAATAAAACGGGCGCCATCAGCAGATTCTGGTCGCCGGTGAAGTCCGTCACCACCACGTTCAGGGTGTAACGGTACTCCCACGAAATCGACGTGGCGGAGGTGGCAACCACCGCGCCATTGTCCACGAACAGGTGCAGGCGATCAGGGTTATCGGCCACGTAAGGCACGGCTTTATTCAGGGCGTTTCGCAAGGACTGCGGCTTGTTCATCGTCTTTATCCTGACAGCTGATGATGGTGTCTACCTTGTCGGCACAGGCCGCCCAGGCGGCTTCGGTGTCGTCCAGCAGCGCCAGCAGGTCGCCATTACGGCGCGGCGCGGCTTCGTCCAGGCGGCACGGGGTGATTCGAGGACAGCCACTCACGGTAAGACTGACCTCCGGTGAGGGCCGGTCGCCGGCGCAGCCGGATAACAGGATCAGGCAAAGGGGCATCAGCCCAGCGGCGAAGCTCGTCATTTTCACGTTTCAGTTCCTCAATGGTGCGCTGCCGGTCACGCAACAGCGTGCCGTTCTGCTCGGCGGCGGCGTAAAGCTGCGTCTGCGCCCGGCTGCTGGTCTGAGTCAGAATGTTGAGGGCAATCAGCTGGCCGTTTTTCTGCGACAGCTTTTTGCCCTGTGCGGCTAAATCTTTCACCTGCGCGTCAATTTTGTTGTGGGCGGTACTGAGCCGCCACGACTGCACGCCTAGCGCGGCAATCAGAACGAGCACTATCGCCGCCAGCGCGCGCATCATGCTGTTACTCCTTTTAAGCACCATGCCAATTCACGCTGTCGCCGGTTATCCAGCCCCTGATTAAATATGCCCTTCACGTACACCCAGCGCGGCAGCTGATAGCAGGCATCGCGCCAGCGCCCCTTTTTGATAAGCGCCACCATGGTTGAGCCGCAGGCGTTGCCGGTGCCGACGTTAAACGCCAGCGACACCAGCGCGTCGTAGACCGACTGCGGCATAGAAACCGCAGCGCAGCGCGCCAGTGCCGCCTCAACGCGTAACACGTTGGTGATGAAATTCCCCGCCGCCTGCCGCTCGGTGATGATCCGGCCTGGCACCACACCAACGGTGTTACCAATGCCGTCGGTCCACTTGCCCGCGTCGCACAGGTACGGCTTCAGGCGGCAGCCCTCATAATCGGCGATCAGCTTCAGCCCCTCGACGGAGGTGTGCAGCTGCTGGAAACCCGGCAGCGTCGCGGCGATAGCCAGCGCCATGCCAACGGTGCAGCGCTTAACGGTTTGCAGATTCATACTCCTCCCGCGTGATGCGCCCGGCGGCCAGCAGCTGATAGGTTTTGCGCTTGTAGTACCAGCTGATGATTGCCATCAGCAGGCCGATTAATACCCCGGCCACGGTTGAAACGTCTTTTAGCGACATGTCGCCCAGCCATGCCATACCGACAGCAATAAACCAGACGATCCCGGCGCGGATTCTTTCCCACATGATTCAGTCCCACAGCTGGACGGCCTGCACGATGGCCGCCGCCGTCACGTCCGGCAGCTCCACCTCCAGCCCGTGCGGTAAAATGGGGCCGTGCTCCGCCAGCCCCGGATTGGCCTGCAAAACCTGCTCCGTCATGCCCTGCGTGCGCCCGTAATGACGCCAGCAGATTTCGTCCACCGTGTCGTACTGCTGCGCGCGCACCTTCATCAGATCAGCTCAACGGTGCAGTGCGGCGCGTTCTGTACGCGGCTGATCGCCCAGCGAGCGTCGCGCCACAGGTCGCCGGTGGCGTCTTCCAGCTCTTCCCCGCGCTTCGCTGCGGCAGCGGTAGCGTCAAAGTCCTGATAGCGCTCGTTCAGTACCGCGCGCGCCCAGCACCACACCGCATTTTCATAGTGATGCAGACGCACGCTGCGCCCGGCCAGCTGCTCCGCCGGTACATCGGCCAGACCGTTAAAGCCGCGCAGCTCCTGCTGTTCGCGCCACGGGTACAACTCCGCGTTCACTTCCGCCATCGCGGTGAGCACCACCTGCTTCAGACGCTGCGGCGTCACCGTGCCGTCAACGCGCATCACGCTGCGAAACGTCGCCAGATCGATGTCCGGCCAGAATGAGTTGTTGGGTATAATTTCCGGCGTTCCCGTCGCCTTTTCCGGCGCTACAAACTGCATGCCTTATTTCTCCTGAATAGGTGGGCGGTGGACGGGGTTTTGATGCGGCGCTGCCTGTCGCCACCCCGTGCCGCCCCGCGCGTGGGCACGTCCGGTTATCAGCTGGCGTTGCGGATTTTCCGCTCCAGCTGCTCAATGTCTTTTTTCACCCCGCAGCGCTCGTCGAGCTGCATGGCCTGCTGCAGATGGTTCAGCGCGGAAACCGGCTGGCTTTCGCGCAGCACCCAGCCGAGCGACTTGTGCAGGCGGGCGCGCGACTGATCGGGCATATCCAGATCGCCGATCACGTCGAGCGTCTGCATCAGCAGGTCGGGGTCAAAGTCGGCTTTTGCCAAGAGGGCGTTTTTCGCGGCGTCGGCCATCTCCTCGGCCAGCAGCGTCTGCACGTTGCGGTTAAAGCCCTGTGGCATCGACCAGCCGTGGCGTATAGCGTGGCGGCCAATGGTGAGCGCCCCGGCATAATCACCGGCATCAACGCGCCACAGCATTACGTACATCAGCACGTCGTCCTGCTGCGCGCCGTCGGCGGCCAGCACGCCGTCCACCCACGGCACGTATTTCGGCAGGACTTCCACCTTGATTTCGGCCTTCTTCACGGTGGACTGAATGCCCTTGAGGCGGCGGCGATCTTCGCCAAGCTGCATCAGCATCAGCTCATAGCCGCTGGCGTGGCGAACACTGCCGCCCTGACGGGCGGCCTGTTCAGCCTGGACGCGCTGGCGGTGCTGCCGTGCGGGACTCAGGCTCATTGATTACGCTCCCGCGCCAGCGTCTGCTGAGAAGTCACCAATGGTGATGTTTTCAACCAGGGCGGCGCAGCGGTAGTCCTCAACCACGTAGGCCTCATTGACCGATTCAAAGTTTTCAATGCGGTCACGTTTCGGGTTGTCGATGAGTGAGCGGCGGCGGGACTCTTCCTGCCAGTAAATCGACAGGTTATCGAGGCGGGTGATCAGCACCGCATTAGCCGGGAAGTAAGGCGCGCGCACCGCCTGCAGGCCGCCCATGCGTTTCTGGCTGATGATGAGATCGGCGGCCAGCTTGTTGGTGTTGTCCTGCTCGTTGTTAACCAGCGGGAAATACTTGTCCGCCAGCAGCTCGCGGCCACAGATGACCACCAGTTCGTCGTCGTCCTGGAAAATCGGATCAATCAGCTCGTTAACCGCATCCATCACCAGCGCGTCGAGGTTGGCATAGACGCCGCCCTTGCCCACTTTCACCGGCTCGGCGGTGGTTTCGCCGTCTTTGGTCACGCTGCCCAGCACGTTGTCCGGCGCATCTTCGCGTACCTTCTGCAGCCAGCCCTTGTTCACGTCCTGCAGCAGAGGGTTGGCGGTGCGGTTGGAGGATTTCGCGCGGGCAATACCGTTAAAGCCGATCATGATGCGGTCCAGTGCCTGACGCTTGACGATGGCGTCACGGATGCGGGTCTGGAAGTCCTGAAATTTCGCCCACAGGTCCAGCTTTGCGTAGGTCAGCGCTGTGTCAAAGTTGGTCTGCTCGCAACGGTATTCAACATCCGTCATGACCGTCGGATCGGTTGGCTCACGGTCTTTAGCCGTGGTGTCGGTGGTGCCGGCAATGGTGCTGCCGACGCCAAGACCCAGCAGTTGGCCGGATTGCTCAGGCACGCCGATCACGTTGACCAGCGTCAGGAAGGCCGCCGACTGCTGAATAGTGTCTTCCAGCGTCTGCGCCACTGATGGCTCAACGTTGAACTTGCTGGACAACTCTTCAACCGGCACGCCGTTGAGTTTTGCCAGCTGCATCAGGTAGGCGTTGAAGGCAAAGCGGGTATTCTTTTTCATTGGATATGCTGCTCCTTTAGCAGTTGGTCATGTTTGCGGCTGGCGCATTGCCACCCGGCGCGCGCTGGCGGTAATCGGCGCGGCTGTCTTCTCGGCCCAGCTGCTGCTTAAGTTCGGTGAAATCTTTCACCTGCGTTTCCAGCAGGTTTTCCAATTGGCTCAGGCGATCCGCCTGCTCGCCCAGCGCCTTATCGGTGCGGGTGCTGAATTCCTGCTGCTCGGTAGCAACCAACTCCACGGCCTGATGCACGTCAGAAAAGCGGGCATCGTCAGACTGCTGCTTTTTACCGAACAGCGCGGTGATGCGGGCAAACAGCGCGGGCTTGTCCTCCACCACTTCCAGCTCGATCACGGTTTCGGTGGCGGCGGTGAACAAATTTTCCGGGTGCTGTTTACGGTTCGCCAGCGGGTTCAGCTCGGCTTTCGCGCTGAAGGCCAGCATCTCGGTGCCGAGGCTTGCCGGGTCGTCGGTGGCAGCAAGGCCAACCAGGTAGGCTTTGCCTGTGTCGGCAAATTTGGTACTGACTTCCATGGAGGTGAAAAGCTTCTGGCCCTGCTTCACCAGCGCCACAAGGGAATCCGTCGGCAGGATGTCGGCATACAGCGCCAGCTTTCCGGCCAGCGGACCGTCCGTGATCTCTTCCGTTCCCAGCGCGCTTACCGTGCCGTAACGGTTAAAAGTGCTGTCCGGCGAGTACGATTTGATGTGTTCCAGATTGATGGTCGCGGTGTAAACCGCCGGGTTGTAGGCGGCGGCCATCTGCTCCAGCCATTCGCGGGAAATTTCGCGCCCGTCCGTGGTGGCACCTTCCACCCCGACACGAAAACGCTTTGCTTTAACTGCCATAAGTCAGGCTCCGTTGGGTAAATCGCTTTGAAGCCTTATGTTTGCGGTTCAGAGGGGGTCGAAACAACGCGGGCACGTTGTGCGGGCAGCCACACAACGGCAGACGGCAGAAAAGGGTTCGGCGGGGCCGTATTTTGGGGTCATGACAACGACACTCGACCCCGAAGACCTCGATCCCCGCAGGCAGGCCATGCTGCTGTACTTTCAGGGATACCGTATCGCCCGCATTGCTGAAATGCTGGGAGAGAAACCCGCAACCGTTCACAGCTGGAAGAAGCGCGACAAG